TCTACGCCCTCAAGACCAGGTTCATCAACGCCTACGGTATCGACGTGCCGATGGACCTGCTGGCCACGGAGACGCGGGCCGCCTCGATCGCGGTCCGGCTGGCCGAGCCCGGCACGGTGGGTGCCACGACCGCTGAGGGCATCCTGGAGCACATCGTCAGCGAGTGCGAGGTGCAGGCCGGGGACTTCTGGCTCACCGCCCTGGGCCGGGCTATCGCCTACCAATCCGGCGTGTCTGGCGAGGTCGGCGACAAGGTCAACCGCCGGATGGTGCTCCAGCAGGTCACCCGCATCTCGCGCCAGGGAACGTACAAGGTCCAGGAGAAGCTGGCGATCGACGGCTCCGGCAACATCAAGGCCGAAGCCCTGCGCGACTACCTCCAGAAGCGCGAGTGGACCGATGCCTAGGCCGCTGCGTACTCGCGTGATGGACGTGCCGCGTGAGCCGCAGCATGTCCGGCGGATCACTACCGCGATCGGCGTCGAGTGGCGGCCCGACGGTGGCGGCGATTACGCGGACGGCGCGGGGCACACCGACTGGGCCGTGCTGATCCGCGACGAGGGGCCGCTGAGGGTCGAGCTGCCCGCCCGCCCCGAGCGTCCGAAGCCGACGTGGAACGGCTCGCGCACCACGGCCGACCTGGTGGCCTACGGCGAGGAGATGGTGGGCTACCTGGCCCACCTGGCTAGCGAGACCATGCAGGACAACCTGGGCGATCAGCAGACGGTCCGCGATATGCACGACGCCATCGGCGCGCTGTCCAGTCTGCGCAGCGCGCTCCAGTTGATCAACAAGGGAGACGGCGATGGAGTGGTTGCTCAAGCTTGACATGCACCTGCGCGAGGGGCACTGGTACGGCTACGGCGGACTGGTGCCCGAGTTCGACTACGAGAAGTTTGGGCCGAAGATGGCCTTGGACGAGGTGAGCCGGACCGCCTCGATCACCTGGTGGCGGCAACGCATCGAGCTGTCCTGGACACACCACCGGGGAGAGAATCATGGCTGAGCAGGTGACCATCACCTGTGCCTACTGCGATTCAACGTCGTTTGTGCTGGTGATCACGAGCAAGCGGATCGACACGCGACCGGCCAATACCAGGCTTGAGGGTACGGAGCTTCGGTGCGTCAACCATGACCAGCACACCCGGAGGATCTGATGGGCCTGCCCGAGGTGATCTCATATTTCGACACGTTCGAGGGCGACAATGAATGGGCCGCGCTGAGCAACTTCTACCAGGGCCCTCCTATCCACTATCGCCAATTCGTATTCGCCACGGGCGAGCACTTCTTCCAGGCGATGAAGGCGACGAACCGACGCGACTTCGGCAAGGTCTTGGCCTCGGCGACACCCGGCGAGGCCAAGGCGAATGGCCAGCACATGCTCCGGCTCCGCCCGGACTGGGAGCGGGTCAAGTACGACGTGATGCGCTTGGTGCTGGCCCGCAAGTTCGAGCCCGGCCGCGAGGAGGCGTCTGTGCTGCTGGCCACCGGCGACGCGCTGCTCGTGGAGGGTACGACCTGGGGTGACCAGACCTGGGGTGTCGACCTGAAGGCGGGTCGCAAGGTCACCACGCGGCGCGACGACGCGACGGGCAGGGTGATCGAGACGCCCTGGGAGCCCGGAGAGCCGTGGGAGATGTCGCCCGGCCGGAACTGGCTCGGCGTGCTGCTGATGGCCCGCCGCGCCGAGCTGGTGGCCGCCATCAAGGGCAACGCCTTCGACTACTCCGAGGTGGCGGCGTTCGCGCGCTGGGTGCCACCCACGAGCAACTAGGGAGAGAGATGCTCAAGACAAGGAATGTCATCCTGGGCCTGGTGATTCTGCTGGCACTCGGCCTCGGCTGGAGCAGGCTCGGCGGGGAGAGTGGCAACAAGTCCGGCCGGACAGGTGCGCAGATGACCATTCCCCGCAGTCAGCGCGGCGGAAACCTGAACTACATGCTGGCCTGGACGCCCACGGGGGCCGAAGGTGGCCCGCTGATCGTCCGACTCTCCGGCAACGTGGACACCACCAGCACCAACAACCCGTTCTACTACCAGTTCAAGGTTCCCTCGGGGACGGTCCTGCGGGTCAAGGCCGTAGCCCTCGTCGGCGAGGACCAGCAGCGCGGCTGGCTCGAATGCGCGTTCTTCGATGCCCAGGGCGAGTTGCTGGTCCACGCCGGGCCGACCGACGCGATCAACGGCTGCACCGTCAAGGGCGTAGCGCCGTGAGCATGAACCAGCAGGCGCTTTGGCCGAGCTCGCGCTTCACCGAGGTCCGGGGCGGGCTGCGTCAGTCGCAACACGCAATGCCCGTCCGGCCGTGCACCTGCTTCCACTGGGGCGGCTGGCCCAGGCAGGGTCGCTGGGAGTGGTGGCGCATACGTAGCCACTTCACCCGGACCGACGTCGTAGAGATCGCACGGGCCGCCGCCAAAGGCTACGACCGTGACGGCAAGAAGGCCGAGGCCAAGGCGATGCGGCTCTATGCCCGCAGGCTGCTCGGACGGCTACGCTGACCTGCATGGATCGCGACCTGCTCGCCGAGTACGAGGCGCTGGAGATGCCGTCCGAGGTTCGGGCGTTCGCCACACTACTGGAGCATCAACTGGCCCGGGAAGATGGGCTGGAGCAGGTCGGAGCGTGGGGCCTGGACGTCAGCCAGGTCTTCGTCATCGATATGACGCGCGAGTCGACCCGCAAGTTGGTCGAGTACTGGGTGCACGGCAAAGGCGCCCAGGAGAAGGTCCACTGGGGCGTGAAGGGCTCGATGCAGCGCTGCATCCGCCACCTGCGGGACAAGGTGCGCGACCCGGGCGGCCTGTGCGCCGAGTATCACCGATTGGCTACCGGCGAGTGGCCCACTGAGCACGGAAAGGCAGGCATCCCCTCGTAGACGGCATTCGGCCCCCGGAGCTTTACGCCGGGGGCCGAACTGTGTCCTGGATCACGCAGCGTCGGCCGAGACCGGCTGCTCCTCGCCCACCTGAAGGATGTACCCGCCCGAGCGGGCCGCCTGCTGGGTGGCCGCCGCCTTGCTCAATGGCTCGGTCACCGTGCCGTCCGGCAGGTACGCCCGCCACTGCTCGCCCGGCTGGGCACCGCCGCAACCACACCCCATGTCGATCTCCCTCCTGATCAGAACGCCGTGGACGCCGCCAGCGCCGCCTGCTGCGTGTGCAGCTCGCCGAGGACGCCCAGTCCTGTCACCAGGGTAGCCGCGTAGTCGTCCTTGTCGGCGTCGCGCTTCTTGTCGGCGTCTCCGTCGGCGTCCTTGCCCTTCTTCTTGCGCCGGGCGATCAGCTTCTCCATGAAGGCGTTGTGGAACCCGCCCGAGTGGGCCTTGCCCGCGAATGCGCTGGCCGACTCCTCCAGCTCCCACTCCTGCGACACCTGCTCCAGTAGCTCGTCGTCGGTGGCGTAGTCGTTGGCGTGCGAGCCGCGCCACGACTCGGGGATGAGGTCTTCCCGGTTGAGCTGCTTGGCCCGCCGCATGATCAGGCGCCGGGTGGCGGGCTTGTTTTTGGCCCGGCCGTACGCCTGGATGGCGTTCTGGAGGTCGGCGACCGTCTCGATCGGGTAGGAGCCGTCCGGGTTGGCGTGGCCCTTGTCGGCCGCCGCCTTGCGCGCCTCGGTCGAGATGGCCCGGTACTCGTCGAGCATGCCCGCCGCAACCAGGGCGGTAACCCGGCCACGCTCTTCTGTGACGCGCGGGATGCCGAAGCCCGGGGTGTTGACCGCCAGCGCCGCCACGAGCTCCGGAGAGCCGCCTACAGGCCGCCAGTCGCCCGACAGCGGATAGAGCGGCAGGCTTGCGAATTGGTCCTCCCGCCCGGGGATGGCCACGCCGGAGATCCAGATGCCGTGCCGGTCCTCGCCCGCGCGCACGACCGCGCACGCCGTGGTGGCGTTGTCGTAGTGCTCCACGGCCGCCTGGAGCGTCATCCCGGGCGCCGTGGAGGCGTGGCCACCGCCGATGGACACCTTGCCGACCGCGAGCGGGCCGTCCGTGGTATCGATCTCCCCGACGTGGAAGTGCGCGTAGTTGCGCCGCGAGCGGGGGGCCCGCACGCAGTGGCTGAAGCCGATGTGGCAGGAGCGCCAGTCGGCGAGGTGGCCGTAGATCCGGCCGTTCTCGATCCGGATGGGCGTCGGCTTGTCCAGCTTCGGGTCGGCGAACATGGCGGCGTCGGGTTTCCAGTCGCGGAAGCCGCCGGACGCGGTCAGCGCGCTCTGTTCCAGCCACGGCGGGGCGGGCAGCTCGCAGATCGAGGCCATCTCGGTGAGCCGCTCGCGCATCGTGTCCTTGACGCCCTCGGGCAGGTTCACCTGGGACGACTTGAACGCCAGGACGCTGATCGCATCGGCGACCGCCGCCGGGACAAGCTGGAGCCGTCCGTCCACCAGATCGGCCACCGGGAACAGGGTCCGCTCGCCGTCCTGGTACAGGGCCGCGCCCCGGAACAGGTAGGCGCCCGAGCCGAGCCACTCCAGCGGGTCCCACTCGTGGTCCTCGGCCACCCCGTACTCCACGACATCCGGCACGCCGGAGGCGGTCAGGGTGGCCACGTCGTCCAGCTCGGCCGCATACTCCAGTGCGTCCTGTTCGCCCAGAGCGAACGGGCGGGCCTCCACGAAGGCCGGGATCTGGACCAGGGTTACCGCGCGGATACGACCCGAGTCGACCTCGATCTCCGGACGCACCTCGGCCGAGTACTGCTCACCCTCATCCACGAACTCGTGGTACTCCATCGAGTCCAGGTCCACCGAGGGGCCGATGACCTTGTTCTTGGTGAGCTGGTATGCCTCTTCGCAGTCCTCGGTCCAGCGTGGCGTCTTGGCCGGGTCCGGGTCGAAGAAGATGCCCGAGCCGTACACGCCGGGCCCGTCCGGCCCGTCGCCGAAGCGCGCCTTGTCGATGCGCCCGACCGTGATCGACTCGGAGTGGCCCTGATTGTCCGCGCGCTGCCACTTCACGCCGATCGGTAGGGTCCCGACGGATAGCGAGCCGTCCTTGAATCGCCGCTTGTCGCCGGTTGGCTTGCCGTACGGAGCGATGAGCTGGTCCTTGAAGACGCGGACCTTGGTGCCGCGCGGGTCCGGGTCCAGGTCGAAGGTGGCACCCGCGTCCTCGTCTGCCGTGCTGGCCACGGTCGAGTAGTCCTTCTCGTCGTCGCACCCGCATGGCTTCTTGGTCCGCTTGGCGAAATCAGTCTGAGACACCGTTGATCTCCTCTTGGGTCGCGTCGCGGACTCCCCGGAATGATCCCACGCCCTCTATCGGCTGGTCGAGGAAGCGCTGGACTTCGTCCACCGTCATACCGCGCGGGGGCGGCTTCTTCTCCCCCGGCGGGGTAACCGTGAACTGGATGGGCGCGTTGTAGCCGCCCTGCGGTTCGCTCATTCCGTCACCACCCGTACATCGACGACAACCTTGCTGCCCTTCTTCTTCACGCCCATGATTTGCAGCGTCTGACCGGCTCCAAGCAGGAACTCGTTCTCCTTGCCCTTGAACGCCGACCAGTGGTCGGCATGAAAGCCCTGCGTGCCCTTGGGCGCCTCGATGTGCAGCTCGACGGGCAGGCCCTGGCCGTACGAGCCGGGCTGTGCGAACACCGTGGTCGACAGGAACGCCGGGTCGTGGAAGGTGCCGCCGATCAGCTTCTGGATGGCCTCGTAGGAGCGGAACTGCGGGGGCACGAACTCCCAGCCGGTGCGCCGCAGCAGCTTCATATCCTCCTGGATCGGGTACATCGCCTCGGCGAGCAGGTGGGCTTCCTTGATCGTGTTGATGCCGCCGTAGCTCTTGCCGGTGCGCAGCCAGTCGTTGATGTACGAGGCGCCGGTGCCGGTGTAGCTGACGATGGCCTGCTTCTGGGCCGGACTGATCTTCTTGCCCAGCTTCTTCAGGGTCGCGTCGTGCAGCACTTTCGAGCTGGCCACCGTGTGCGGCTTGAAATCGCTGGCCTGCTTGGCAGTGTCGAACCCGCCCGGCCCAGGGTACTTGGGCAGCGCGTTCTTCTTCTGCCACTCGGCGATCTCCTTCTGCTCGGCGATCTTGCCGGTGAGCTGGGTCAGGAGCTGACCCTTGGGCGTGGCCGTGTCGGCGTAGCCCTTGCCACCGGGGGTGCCCAGCCAGTCAGTGATCTTCTTGCGCAGCAGCTTGCCGTTGACGACGCCCAGCTCCGTGGCCATCTGCTCGTCGATGGCGTCCATCACCTTGCCGAAGGTGAGCTGGCCCATCCCCTCTTCGCCGGAGTAGGCGCTCGCGACCGCCAGCAGATTGTCGAAGTTCTGCTCGACCGTGGATTCCTTGAGGTACGAGGTCGAGCCGAAGCTCTTGTACGCCTGCTTGAGGCTGATCTTCTGCCCGTCGGTCAGCTCGCCAGCCGGGGTGAGCGCCTCGGCGACCGCCTCCTTCACCTGACCCGGGGTGCTGGTTGACGCGCCGCCCGAGCCCGCCGAGTGGCCGTTGAGCGACTTCTGGATGCCGCCCGCCACGAAGCCCGCCTTGAGTGCGTGCCCGCCCGGTGAGCCGTCCGCCCAGCCGTTCTTGTCGAGGGCCTCAAGCCACTGCACATGCGCCTGGGACAAAATCTCGGGCAGTTCGCCCGCCAGACCGCCCGGCGTGGTCTTACCGTCAAAGAGCGCCTGGAGGTAGTCGGCCTGGAGCTTGGCCTTGGCCTCGTCGTGCACGCTCAGCCCGAGGTCACCAAGCGCGTCATAGAGGTCGTTGGCGTCGATCCCAGCGTCCACCATGGCGTTATCCAGGGCGTGCGAGCCCAGCCACTTGGAGACCACCGGGTAATCGCTGGGGTCGTAGACCGACGGCAGGCCGACCTCTCCCGCGTGCGAGGCCAGCTCGTGCGCGAGCGTCTTGTCCGACATGGTGTGGCCCGGGACGCCCTGCTGGCCCGGGTGGTTGGCCAGCGCGTCCACGATCTTGGCCGCCGCATTGGCCGGGAGCACCTTCGTGGTACCCCACTTGTTCACGGCGTCCAGTACCGGAGTGGGCTGGTGGTCGTTCTTGAGCAGGTGGAACAGGTCGGCCGCGAGGGCCTGGTGCAGGTCGCCCTTGTGCGGCTCCAGGTACGGATTGTTCAGCGCCGCGCTGTTGGCCAGAGCGGATGCCGGTCCGTCCACGGCGTGCTGGAGCTTCTCGTCGTCCCCAGCCGCAAGCCAACCGGCGATCTTGTCGGTGATCCCGCTCTGCGCCGAAGGCGACAGCTCCGTGCCCGTGACCTTCTTGACCACCTCGTGCATCTTGGCCACGTTGTTGGCGGTGACGACCTTGAGCTCAGCGTCCAGCTCCGCCTTGGCCGGGGTTTCGATGTGCGAGGTACCGCCCGCGCCCGCGCCGCCACCCTGCGACTTGTGGATCTTCAGGAGGATGCCCGCAGTCACCCCGACCTTCTTGGGGTCCTTGAACTTCAGCGACATTTCCTGAAGATCCTTGACAAGCAGGGTCTTCTCCTCGGGCGTGAGGGTCGCCAGATCCTCGTCGGTGAGCTGCTCGTACAGCGGCAGCTTCGTCTTGGCCAGCGCCCACTTGCCGCCCTGCTCCTTCGGCTTGGCGTGCTCCAGCAGCTTGGTCAGCGTCTCGCTCTTAGGTGCACCGAGCGGGCCGAGATTGGTCTCGGCGAACCCGGCCTTGTCCTTACCCTCCAGCTTGATGCTGTGCAGCACCGCGAGCGACTGGGCCTGACCGACCTCCTCGGGCGTGCCGATGTCGTACTTGGCCTGGAGCGCGCCCTTCACCTGAGCCTTGGTGAAGTCGGGCAGCTCGTCGTACGCCTCCGGATGGTCGGCAAGAGCCTGCATGAGCTGCCCGTTGCTGACGCCGAGGTCGGCGAGGTGCTCGATCGGGTTGGGTTCGCCGGGCGCCGGGCCGGACCCGGGCGATTCCTGGAAGTCGGGCATGGTGGCCATCTTGGGAATGCCGAGGCCGGTCAGCTTCTTGTGGATCTCCTCGATGGCGTCTGCGGAGTCGGTCGCGGCGAGGTCCAGGGCCATCTGGTGCTCGTCGGCCAGGCCCTTGAGGATGTCGTCCTGGGCGTTGGGCACCAGGTTGTCGAACTGGCTCTTGGGGAGCTTGGCGACGCTCTCGACCCAGGCAGCCGCCTCGGTGTCGCTGGATGGCGTCTTGGCCCCGACGATGATCTTCTTCACGTCCTGCGAGGGCAGCCAGCCGTCGAACTTGCCCGGCTGCGTCCACTCGGCCGCTTTCGGGACAGCCGGGGCCGCCTCGTTCGGCGTGAGGTCGTTCGGCTTGGACGGCTCGCCGATTCCGAGCTTCTTGTTGATGCCCGCGATGGCGTTGATGACGCCCATGTTGGAGGTGTCGGCCGCCGTGTTGTCCAGCCAGTTGGTGATCTTGTCCTTGGTGTCTTGGTCGAGAGAGTCGAACTCCTCCTTGGTCAGCTTCTTGTAGCCGCCGAGCTTGCCCAGCGTGCCCGCCGACTTCACGCCGGTCGCGATGTCCTTGGCGTACTGAGCGTTCGGCGACAGCTTGGCGGGCGCCGGGCCGAACGCCTGATCGAGCTTGTCGCCCAGCTTGTCCGGAGCGTTGAGCTGCTGCTCCACCTTTGCGGCGGTCGCCTTGGGCTTCAGCGGGGCGGGCTTGGTCAGCGGGTGGCCCTCGGCTTCGGTGAGGAAGTACTTCTTGGCCGCCGCCCCGCCCATGATCTTGTCGCCGGTGGCGTCGTCGTGGAAGACGGTCTTGCCGCCCTGCGGGGCGTCGATGGTGGCCAGCACCGTATGCGTGTTGCCCGCGTCCTTGGTGCTGGCCACGTGCTTCTGGCCATCGTGGGATACGACGTGCAGGTGGACCTTGTCACCCGGCTTGAGTCCGGCCGCCTTGACGGTGGTGTAGACCGGCCCGCCCACCTTGGCTGGCGGGGTCGCTGGCGGGGTCACCTCCATCGCGGGCGCCTCGAAGTCGACGCCCTCCTTCTTCAGCCACGCACGGATCTTGGCCGGGTCGCCGCCCAGCGCCTTCACCTCGTCGGCCTGCCGGTCGGCCTCGTCCATGTTCCCGTCGCGCAGGCCCCGGAACAGGCTCGTGGACAGGTGGTCCTTCAGCGCCTCGTACGCGACGCCGTCACAGTCGTGGTCCCCCTTGGCGCAGCCGGGCATCTGCCGGTTGGCGAATTGGGCGGACAGGGCGCTGGCGTGGTCGCTGAGCAGGTTCGTGAGGTGGTGGGTCGAGCCCTCCTTGTTGTCCAGCGCAAGCGCGTTGCCGATCTGCTGCTCCAGGCTCTTGGAGTAGGCGGCCTGGTCGGCAACACCGGCCCACTTGCCACCATTGGCCGCGATCTGGGCGGCCTTGAGCTTCGAGTAGCGCCTGATCTCGGCCTTGTTGAGGATGACCTTGCTGGCCTGGTGGACGGCCTTGTTCTCGTCGCCGGTCAGGATGGTCTTGGCGTGCTTGACCGTGAGCTGCTTCTGGTACAGCGGGTGGGAGCCGTGCCCGAGCTTGCCGTGCACGATCTTCTCGGCCTCGGCCTTGGCCGCCGCCCGCTTGGCGCGCGACTCGGCCAGCTTTTCCTTGCGGATCTTCTCCAGGGCGCTGAGCACCCCAGGCGCGGTCACGCCGAGGTGCTTCTTCCAGCCCTTGCATGGCCCGGGATGCAGCGGGTTTCGGCAGTACACGGACAGGTCGCAGTCCGCGTGTCCGTCGCCGCCATACAGCTCGAACAGCGACCCACCGGCGGCCAGGGAGTAGACCTCGCCAGCATCCGGGGGCGGGGTGACGACCAGCGCGTAAAGCAGCTCACCGAGGGTGGTCACTGCGGCCTCCGGTATTGCCGGTTGGACAGGTCGAGGGGCTCACCCTCGCGCACGAGCAGGATCGAGCAGCGGCAGTTGATCACTTCTTCGGGCGGCAGCTCCGGATCGCCCGGGTACATGCCGAGGCCCACGCCCACCTTGAACAACCGGCCCAGTGGGATGCGCTGGCCGCCCACGCCGCCCTCGCGTTCCTGATGCGTCAGGCGCGTCCGGTGGTCGTGGGTCTCCAGCCAGACCTTCTCCCACGAGCCGCCGAGCTGGTTGGCGTAGGACCAGAAGCCAGCGAACCGGCCCGCGTTATACGCGCCGACCGCCTCGGTCCGGGCGATGGTGCGGGCCCGGTTGCGCCACATCGCCGCGCCCTCGTCGGCGAGGATCGCGTGGATCTTCTCGCTCAGGTCGTCGATCGACATGCCCTCGGTGGTGGCCTTCATGACCTCGTGCCGCACGTCGGCGTAGACCCGGTCCGGGATGCCCACGAGGCGGTTGCGCGCCTTGGCCAGGTAGCTGTTGACCCGCAGGTTGGCCAGGGGGTCGCCCTCGTCCACGTAGTCGTGCGCGGCGTCGTCGAGCACCTCGCGGATCTCGATATGCACAAGCGTGTCCACAGACTGTGCAAACCACGGCGTGGCCGCCGCCATGGTCGAGATGTCGGGCACCTGCCCGCCGAACACCAGCTTTTTGACCCGGGACGCCCAGCGCTCCAGCAGCGCAACGAACGCCGTGTAGAGCTTGCTCTCGGCCTGGAGCATCGCCGAGTAGGCCAGGAGCCGGGTGCCCAGGCCACCGTCGCTGGCGAACATGATCCTCTGGTCCTCGCGCAACGCGGCCTGCCCCTGGTCGAAGCGGGCCAGCTCCCACGTCTCAAGCCGGTCGAAGTTAGGCACTGGCCTTCTCCAGCATCGTGCGCAGCAGCTCGGTCGAGTGCGGGTAGCGCCGGGTGATCAGCTCCACGCAGTACCGGTGCAGCAGGTCGGACAGCTCGCCCGAGTTGAGGCCGTGATGGGCGGCCAGCGCGGGGACGTGGTTGAACGCACCGGCCAGCAGGGCCTCCGCGCGGTCGCGCGTGATGGTCCCGGGCTTCATGTGCGTGTGCAGGGTGAACTTGGCGACGTCGGTGAGCTGGCCGCGCGTGTGCCGGTCGAGCATCCGCCCGCCCGCGAGCTCCAGCGCGCGCAAGACCGCCTGCTCGGCGCCGGGTAGCAGCGCGGCGGTCATGGCGCCGCCGTCCTGCTGGGCCTGGTTGGGCTTGCTGGGCAGGGCCCGGCCGTTGTCCTGGCCAGACGCGGCGCTATCACCCTGGGCCTGGTCATATCCGGGCGGCAGGCCGAGCTGGTCCTGACCCGGCGGAAGCGCACCAGGTCCGGGCGCTGGAGGTTCCACGACGGGCAGCCCCACCAGGTCGGCGATCTCCTTGTTGGCCAGCAGATCGGGCTTGAGCTTGAGCAGCTCCCAGGCCCGCCAGACCTTCAGCTCCTGGGCTTTCTGGGCGTCGTCCTCGGCGAAGTTGCCCGCGTTGCGCAGCGCCTCGCCGGACAGCTCGCCGATGGCGTGGAGTTGGACGGCGTCCTCGAAGCGGTTCGGTCGCACGGTGAGCGGGCTCGGATCGAACCAGATCGTGTACTTCTCCGGGTCTACCTTGATCAGCTTGAGGGCGGGCTCCAGGTAGGCCCTGGTCAGTGCGTCACAGATGCGGATCAACGGGGGCTGGATGAACAGCTTGATGCCGTTCTCGTCGATCTGCCAGGCGGCCCAGTGGTTGGAGTCGCCCATGCCGAGCAGCTCTTGCGGGTCGATGTCCAGGCCGGTGGCCAGGCGCCGGATCGCGTGGTC